TCCGCAAAAACAACCATATTCAAATTTACTCATATTCTCACACTCCTTCCGGCTTCTCGCACCGCTCAAATTCAATTACCCACACCCACGGATTCGCATCCCAGCCGTAGCAGTCAAGGTCAGATTCCTTGATGGTGCTGTTCCAAATTCCTATAAACGATGTGATTGTTTGGTCTTCATTTAATGTTCCATTTGCATGAATGTACTTATCTGCTCCCTCAGTTAAAGCACTCTCTGCGGTTATTTCCTGCAACCGCTCAACTCTCACGTCAGTAACGCGAAGCCAGATCCGCGCCGCTTCTTTCGGCATGTGGATTGATGGGTGCCACTTTGTAACATCGGCAATATCATCTTTCTGCCAATCTTCGTAGTAATAGTATCCTTTCGGTGCCTCTTTCCATGTTTCACGAACATACAGGATATCGCCCGTACAGATAGGACAGGTTCTCTCCGCCGTACTTAACTGTTCCATCTGCTCCTTATCTGCAAAGTTATGTACTGCATAAGTTCTCTTGTCGGCATTGTAAAATTCCATATCCGGCACAGTACACTCATTGGCATCTTTGCAAATTCGCCTTGTGCAAGTCTTCCTTCCGTCCAGAATTGCCCTCACCATTTCGGTACTAATTTGTTTGTTGAATAAAATCGGTTTAATTGCCATCTGCACCGCCACCTTTCACAATCTCGATTGCTTTGTCCATTCCGTAAATTCTTCCTCTATCAATGTCTGCTTCTGAAATTTTAAGTGTTTCCAGCATAAGGCTTTTTCTATCTTCCAACTGCTCCACAACCTTGTCTACATCATAAGCCGTCGGATATTCTTCTAGTAAATACAATACTGCATTTGTATTTACTAAAGTTCCATTGCTTAAAGTAACCGATTTTAAATCTTTCTTTAGTGCATCAGCATCAATCAGTCTCATCGTTTGCCCTCCTGTCTAATAATTCGCCTGAACTACTTTTACTATTTCCCAAAAGCAAGCATATATCTCTTCGTAACTGTTTTCCCCAGCAATAAGCTGTTGATCAACGATCTCCTGTACCTCTCTTCTTACAGTCATCGCTTTCTGGCATTCTTCCACTGTTCCGATCGTGCGGTACTGTTCAATTTCTTCAAGTGCATTGATTGCCATTGCATAAGCATTTTCAAATGATTTTCCCCATGATGTATCACACGGAATCGCTTTTCCAAGTTCGTTACAATCATATTTTAATTCTTCAATTGCTTCATTCTCCGTCATGTTTACACCTCCAACAGTTCCGGATTATCAATCATGTTGCCGATCACTTCTACACACTTTCGTTCGAGTACGTAAAATCCTAAATTACAGTAGCAATATCCGCTTTCTCTATCTTTTGAGTAACTATAATCAAGCGTCCAATCGCCCTTATTATATTTTACAATTTCCGGATATTCTTCTTTTCTATCACAAACGTCATTCTCCCAGATCAGCTTGCCGTTCTTATCCTTAAGTCCGGTACACTGGCAGATGGTGTTATCCAAAATATGTACATCATGCGGAATACCTGTAAGCATATTCCACTCCACCCATTCGCCGTTATCAATCCGCTTTCCACGGCATAAATATCTATTCTCCATCGCGTTCCACCTTTCTTCCTTTGATCTGTTCTAACATGATCCTCGATACCTCTGGAAGTCTTAAACTTTCCATGCATCTATTATGCAGATTGCTTTCCTCATTCCACTTTGCCACCGGACATTTCTTACAGAGGGTGTTCGTGCAGAACTCTCCGATCTGTCGGATAGTCAGTTCTTTATTTGTCATGTGCATTGTTCTCATCTCCTTTGCAAAATCCTCTGTGTTCATGCACGGAGAAAGAAATACTTCCAGTCTGCTTCATGTAAGTCAATTTTTCTCCGGTCAACTCACATTTGTGTTTACGTTCATTCAAATACTGACATCTTCCATCACAATACATTGCTATTCCTCGCTTTCCGGCAACATAGCATATTTATAGCTACTCATTTTACCGTCGTATGTGCTCCATGACGTTTTTCCGTAATCCCATGTATAAACCGTTTCATCTTCATATTTTGCAAAATGTTCTTTGCTCCACGCAAAAAGTTCAGAATCTCTGACCAAAATCGGTGTATCGACTGGAACTTCGCTCCAATCAACATACTGGCTGTTCGCCCATTCTTTTGCTTTTTCTCTGCAACGACCAACATTTCTAATGTCATTATCGCAAAAATCGCATTTATCGCAGACTCCCCTGCATTTTTCCAGTTTTCCATTAATTAACGCAATATTGCCTCCATCACATGCAATATCTAAAATCTCTTCCGCATACTTCTCTCTATTCAGCATCCTTCTGCTCCTTCCCGTACCGCAACTGATACGGCACTTCTCTGAATCTTTTCAACGCATCCTGGTCCGGGTGCTTTGTCGGCATTGACAAGTTATTATTCATTTTTCCGATAATTGTGCGGCGTTTCTTACCTTCTTTCCACATTTATATCTCCCCCTGCCTCTTTCCGATTCTGTTCACAAGCTGTTCTGACCTCGTATAAGCCTTATCCAACAGTTCTAAATATTCATCAAAGAAAATCTGTGCTTTTTCAGATAACTCCATCGTATAACGCTCTAACAAAGCCTTGGCGCACTGTTTCATGTCTCCAAAATATCCGATTGTTCGAACGCTTTCTTTTTCATTGCCGTCCTTATCCTGTCCGGTGTATCTCTGTCTCAGGGTGTAATTCAGAGAATCAATCTCCACAAAATATCCATCCTGCAGTTCCACAACTAACTTGTCCATCAACCATTCCTCCTATATTTCATACGTCTTTCCGATAAAACGCTTGTCAATGTACTTACATTCCCATTCCAATACGCTTGCGATCCCCGTCATAGTTTCATATCCGGTAGCAAGGCAGTTAATCAAATATCTGATTCTCTCATAAACCTGTCTGATCTGATTTCCCGAAAATTTAAACTGTGTTTTAAGGCAGACACCCAACATAGCAAAATAATTAAATACCTGTGCCAGTAAAAACTTATTTGCCTGTATCATGCAGTTCGGTGCAATCTTTCTCTCTACCAGATAAAAACTCTCACGATACGGAATCTTATTTGTTTCCTTTCGCACGTCAATCTTGCATTTATCTTTCAGATAAAAACCAAGTTCCTCGCCTGTCGTTCCATCCTTTGCATTCTCCACATATGCATCAATGGTCTGCTCAACCTTTATAATTCTTTTGTGTCCGAATCCGAACTTATCATGCAGTGCCTGATATGCCATCATACGGACGTTATAATAGGATTCCTCTATTAGATAATCCGCATTGCTTTGTGCCTTGGCGTGTCTCTGTATTCCGATCAGTTCACTCTTGGAATATCCAAGTGGCTGCATCCGCTTTTTCTTTCTTGCCAGTGCATTACTCATTTGCTCTTCCATCTCCTCTCTACATCCTCAAAATGGCTAAATACAAGACTTTGAACATATTTTGATATATTTGTCCGTGCATATTTTTTAATTAGCATTTCCCCTGCTTCCATCATTCCTTGGAACCACTCATCTTCGTTATTAGCTTCATAAAACTGCTGCCGGAATTTATAATAGTCATTAAAAAACTGCCATTCTTCGGAACCTTTTTCAAATTTCTTACTTGCCATAATCATTCACCTTTTAATCAAATGGTGTGCTGCCACATACTTCTCGGAAACCGTCTTTCTGTCGCATCCGTGCTTGAATCTGTTCAATGGTTTCGGTTCGCTCGATGAATCTCATGTGATCGCCGTCAAATTGGAGAACTTCTTTTAAATGTGTTCCCTGCCTTTGCTTTTCAATTTTCCATCCCTTATATTGACCATCCTCATCAAGATTCCATAACAAGATAATGTTTGATGCATCCTGCTCAACGTCTCCGGATTCTCTCAATTCTGCCATAGTTGGCTCTTTTGTTTCTCTCATCTCTGATATTCGATTAAGCTGAGACAGCACGATAATTGGCACATGCAGTTCCATAGCCAAGGCTTTGATAGCTTTTGAAATATCTCCGACCTCGGATGCACGGTTACCGAATCTTCGATCAGCCTTGATTAACTGCAAGTAGTCAATCACGATCACATCATATCTTTGGTGCCTGCATTCTGCCCGAATTTCACTTACCGACTTCGCGCCGGTTGAAATAGTGATGCTATACCCGGAAAGTGTTTCATTCGCCTTGTCGAATGCTTCTTTCTCCCCACCAAGAAAAGCCTTTGCCCGGCGAACCCTTGTTAGACCGATTTCAGACATTCGAGAAACGAAACGCTCATACACCTGTGATTCGTTCATTTCAAGGTTATAGTAGCCAATGTTGTAATCCTTTTCTGCCATCTGCCCGATCATTTGCGTAACGATTGCAGATTTTCCAACTCCCGGTCTTGCGCCAATTACAGTAACGTCTCCGCCTTCCAAGCCGCCAAGGCAATCATCCGTTCGATAAAATCCAGTTTTTATCAATCCCTCGCCTACATGCTCATTGAAATAATTCCCTTTATTTTCTGCAACAATCTGCTTCATAGTTTTTGAGTGAACGGTTTTGTTTTCTTGGATTTCTTCGAGTTTCGTGAGAACTTCAGCTATAGAATTGTCAATATCACACGGTCTAAGGCTCACTCCTTGAAAAATTTTTTTTGTTTCTCTTGCTCGCCAATATTTAACAACTGCATCCGCATAACTTTTTATTGCCGTTGAGACTGGGGTAACAGATATGCATTCTTTCAATTCGCTTGCAATTATTTCCGGCTCCCATTTGTGGTTTTCAAGTGACTGAGACAGTGAAACGACATTAATGTTTTCTCCACGATCATACATGGCAAGCATTTCAGCAAAAGCATCTTGGCAAAATTCAGAGCTGAACATTTCCGGCTTCAATTTGTTATAAACCTTGTACATGGAATCATTGTCAATCAATACACATCCGATCACTCCAATTTCTGCTTCCGTCAACTGCTCTCACCTCGCTTTCGTTTCTCAACTTGACGAATCCAGTAATCGCAATCCTCTTTCAGCCAATCACCATATTTCGGAATATAACGATAATTTGTATCATCCGGATTCTTCTCTATATAGTCAGTAACATATGCCACTGTAGCCTCATATATCAGCTTTGCAACGGCTTTCCTGTTCGGCTCGATAACTTCTAAAAGCTTGTCCATCCATGCTACCTTGGCAGACGTTAACGACGTTTTCTTTGGATATGCATTGATCGTGTATTCCCATCCCCATTCCGCGTCAAAGTCCAAATCAGATGCAGGCACGCTTTCTTTTGTATTTTCTTTCTCTATATCTATATCTATATCTTTCTCTATATCTATCTCTACATTGCAATTTTGTTGCAAAATGTTGCACTCCGTTGCTCCACTGTTGCATTGCAACGCTTTTTGTGCATTTTCCCTAGATTTACGACTTCTTCTGGTACTTGCAGTCTCACTTCCTAGGTTATCTTGCACAAATGGCAACTTGTACTCAATGGAATCTGATGTTTCAAGCAATCCGCAGGAAAGAAGATACTGAATCGTTACCTGAACATTAATTTCGTCCTCGTCAATATCCAAAGCAATCTCTTTGTAAAATTCATCTTCCAAGCCGGAATACTCTAAGTAGCCGCCCTTTTTCAACGACAACAACTGCATCTTAAGGTATATGATCGTGTATGTATCGCCGCCTGCCATCTTTCGGAGTTTTTTGATTCGTTTGCTATCAAAGAAATCATCCATCAGTTTAAGCCAGTAATACCGCTTATTCTCCGCCATTTTCACTACCTCCAAGCAATTCAATAACCTTTGCCCCAGCATCTTCCGGGCGACAAAATACGAACTCAACGCCATACTTAAGTTGCATTGTCAGCATAGCTTTTGCCAATACCTTGCCAGATGTCGGCTTTGTTTTCGGTAGCGATACATTCAGCAATTTTCCAAGTGTGTGCATATATGCAATATTGTTATACCGGTCTACTCGTGGATTATGCCATGTAAATACATCATTGACGGAATACACCTTGTCTGTATTTTCAATCAGAACATATAATTTAATTCCATTATTCTGTGCAAGTATACACTCATCTCGAAACCGTGGGTGTGACTTTCCACAGATGTTCCCTATGATCTCCTGCATATCTTTTTTGGTATCTACGGCAACAGCATATGTACCGAGAAAATCCATCTTTTTAACTTCCATATTTCGTTTTGCTTTTCTATGGATCGCGTCTGACACCTTGTCATCCGCAATAATATAGTCCCCGACCGGCAATGGTGCTCGTAAAACTTCTATCTCATTATTTTCAAAATAACGGTTCTTAAGAATGTGTTGTCCCTCTTTTTGACCTTTATCTTCAATTAATAACAACTTTTTCTCCTTTCTGGCGGTCACACCAGGCAACCGCCCAAGGTATCTCATGGCTTTCAATTTAATTTTGTGATATATTAAATTCCTTGCCAAAATTTCAGATACCGCATGAATTGGTTTATTTTAGGATTACTCCAAGGTGTTGCAACCTTATGAAATAACAGTAAACTGTTTCAGATCAGCAAGTTCATTCTTCAAATATTCCTTGATATTGTTCATGGCTTCATTTTTCCACGCTCCACCGTCTGCTTCGAAGATTGCACACTGCACGCCACAGGAAGATTTCATTCTAAAAATAAAATCACTTGCCGGCTGCTGAACCTCTAAGAATGTTCTATACGGAATCAGAGTGACTGGATTTGGCACCACAGCATCTGCTTTACTTGCTACACCCGTTTTAACAGTGGCTTTCTGTGTAACACCGTCATCTCCATACTCTGCAACCGTTCCATCTTCTACCGTTCCTGCAAACTTTAAAACAAGATCCCTGTCAGCATTCGAAACAAATTTTGACTGCAAGGCAATCACAAAGCTTTCATGATCGATAAAACTTCCAAACCGGAAATCCGGCAACTCTGCATTGACCTCAACCAAATGTTCCCGCTTTCTATCTGCATCGAGAGATGAATATAAGTGAACTTCCGTCGGAGAAACCACATGAACGATCATCTTTTCCGACATGCAGTCAATGTTTGCCTTGATATACTCCACAAGACTCGTCAATGTTTTCATTTCGATCGTACTCGCATACGGAACGTAACTGATGCGGTTAAGCGGCTTGTCCGAATATGTATTACCACCAATTTCATTGATAATCGGTGTTTTTAAACCAACGATATACTCCAATGCTTCTTTAATCATAATTTTTTACCTCTTCTTTCTATGCCTGTTTTGCCTGTCTGAAATCTACAACGCCATCATTTTCTTTGGCTTCCTCGATTATTTCTCCTGTGTCCGTATCTACGGTCTTTCCATCGATCTGCTGTTCTTTCTGGTATTCATCAAGGGAGATCTGGCCTTTGATACCTGGTCCGTATTCCTCAGCAAGAACTTCTCCTGTTGCAAGATTGGTTCCAAGGGCAAACTTTGTCTCTACTGGCTTCGGCTGTGCAAGTTTCTTTTCAACAGAAATTTCACAAGTTGCATCGTCTCTGTCTTCGTTCTGGGTGAACTTTAATTTAATAACTACCTCTCGCTTATTTTTCCACGGTGTATTAGGATCCTGCATATTCTCAAAAACATCCTGTAATGCTTTCTGTGATTTTTCCTGCAATGCACCGCCTGCTAATTCTGCTAAATCAATTGGATTCATAAAAAATTCCTTTCTGTGTATGGTTAATAGTTGCTATATATAAAATTGACCGGTCAAAATTATTGCTTGTCAGAACGGACAAAGGTTCATATCAACCTCTAATCCTTTTTCTGCAATATAAACATCTGATCCATATTTAACTGTTTCTTCTGTCTTTTGTTTGAATAATGCCGAATCTGCTGATTTATCTGATAAGTGAATTAGAACGACATTTCGCAATGCCGGATTATCGTTAGTAGAAATAAAGTCAAGTGCCGTTGGTAAACTCATATGACCTCTTAATCTGTGCTCGTAATTTGGCTCTTCTCGGTTCACAAACTGCATATCGTAGTTAGCTTCCACCATGATGTGATTAATGTCCTTAAATCGCCATCTGACGTATTCTGTGTCTGTTGCATACACAAGGCTTCCCATATCTGGATGCGTAATGTAAAACCCAACGCACGGAAACTCTGAACCGTCTCCGTTGTTATGTAGCCATCTTCCAGATTTATCACGGTTTTCAAATGCTCTTATGTCAAAATTTCCTTTTCTAAAACGCATTTCAGAATCTTTTATCGGCGGTCTGCATGGTTCAAAAACAGGAATGCCAGCTTGCACATATTGTAAGCTATAAAGACTATGGTCAATATGGAAATGGGTAGTAATCACAGCCTTAATTTTCATCACATTGAAATCCAGTGCTTTCTTGACTTCCATAAAAGGCAACCCAGCTTCGATTATCAAGGCTTCGTTTTCATTCTCCAGAATATAACAGTTGCCGGATGAACCAGAACCTAAGACTTTAAGTTTCAATCCTTTTTCACCTCCTTTTCTGTCGACTTCCATATACTCGTTGGTTGTCAATTATCCATGGATGCTTATCATAATCCACATGGCTTGCCGCATTTGCAGCTGTTTCCCGTAGTATCTTTAAATGTTCCTCACAATGCTTTCTTCCAGATACCACCGGTCTGCCACAGATTATGCACAATCCTTTATCCTCCCGGAAATCTCTTTGGCTTGTGGGCTTCTCATGTGACCGTCTCTTTGCCAAGCATCGTCCGCATAGAACTGTTCCATATACCGCTTCACGTTTCCCGCACTTTACGCATATTCCATTGGATTTATTCATGTAATATCTTGTACGTACTTTTTCTTTCCGCTTTTCTGCCTGTTCCGGTGTTTCATTTGCAAATCTCTTTGCTTCTACCTTTGCTTTTTTCTCCCGGCAATCAGCACACGTTCTATACTGCGTTCCTAATATACCTTTGTGGCATCTGGGGCATATACCAAGTAATACATAAGGGTCAACCTTTCCTTTGCTCATACGTTGTCCTCCAAAAACCAAATTCCTTCCGGCTTTAAGAAGTTCCCGCAAACAATGTTCTTTCGGAAAATGTTTTCTGATGTCGGTGCAAGTTCCGTAAGCCTCTGTATGCTCTCTTCTATGTTGTCTGGTAAAATATCAATGCCAAATAATGTTTCTGCGGCTTCTGTCTCCGTCATTCCTATTGACAATTTCCGTTTTAGGATTTCTACAAGGAAATTCCCGGTACCGCACGCCGGTTCCAGTACTGTACCTCTCCAACATTTTGCACCACCATTTTCAGTTTCCAACATATCGCACATCTTTTTTACCATCCAGCCCGGCGTATAAACTTCTCCAAACTTTTTGACGCGTTCTCGGCTTTTTGTAATTTTTTCTTTCTGCCTATTTTCCATTTCTGTGATAAAACTCACTCCTCACATCAATAATCTGTCTTGTCTGTCCCAACAATGCCCGATTATGCTTTGCCCTCTGCTCATTGTCACAGATAAATTGCTTGCAAATTTCTGGTCGAACCGGATAGATTCTGCATTTCTCGCAACTCTTGTCCGTATCAAGAAAAGGACATGTCATATCATACGGTCGCTTCACAGTAGGAAGCAGGTGCCTACACTCTTTGATATGGTTCTTACGGATATATCTGCGAATGGTATCTACTTCTTTTCTGCTCAGTGGTAAAAGATTGGAACAGCAGTTACCGCATTGGCTACATTTCCCATCTTTGCAAAAGTTGTAAATGTTATCTTCCATGCCTTTCTGTACGGATTCTAAAAATGATATAACTTCCATATGCTACTCCAATTCTTCATCCGCCGGAAACTCAAATACTCCACTCAAACCCATAGTAAGTTTTTCGTCAATTCCATCTGGCGGCGTCTGCCCCATCTTTACAAGAGTGTGAACCATATAGGCATATCTCAATTCTTCCATGGCTTTCTTTGCCCTTTCTTTTGAACTGTATTCAGCCATTTTAGTTCCTGCCGCTGTAGAACTGTTACGACAATAAACAGCCGCACACCAAACATCTTTATATTTCCCACATGCCATAGAAAAAGAACTGATTTCATAAGGCATATCAATCGTGCCGTCCTGGCTAATTACTCTCATATTTTTTCCTGCCTTTCTTCTTTGTTTTCCCCATGCCTTTAATAATTCCGGAAACCGTTCCCTGCGAAATTCCAAGTGCTTCGGATATTTCTCGTTGCTTTTTCCCTTCCACAAAAAACATAATAAAAATACGTTGTTCTCTCGGACTCAATTCCTCAAAAATCTGTTGAGCAAGCATGGAATTAACTGTATTTTCTTCATAATCATTACGATCTGCTATCATTTCAGCATAAGAAACGCTTTCGCCATTTCCTATATCCACATTATCATCTAATGAAAATGCTGCATTTACTGATTTTTTACTTTTCCGGAATTCCATAAGCAGTTCATTTCTCACAATCGGAAATGCATAGGTTGAAAATGAATATCCCTTAGAAGCATCAAAAGTATTTATCGCCTTTAACAGTCCGATGATTCCCGTCTGAAACATATCTTCGTCAGTCAAAGGAATGCTTAAATTCTTCATAACCGAAAAAACAATCCCATAGTTGCAAAGAATCATTTGCTCTTTGGCATACTCCGAACGGCAAGTAATCCATAGGTGCAATGCATCCTGCTTGCTAAATTCAGATTTTGGAAAGTTCATTCTATCCTCCTACTTCATGAAGTCCGGCAAATCGTTGTCATTCTCAACAACTTCCGTCTCTACCTTTTCAGGTTTATCTGCCATCTTTGGGCCTTCCACAGTTTCTGCAACTTCCGGCTCAACAGGGAAATCCTCGGTATTTGCGTTCTCAGATATTTCATGTTTAACCTGTTCCTGCAAATCTTCCATTGGATATTCCTTGAAATCGTTGTCCTGCATTTCTTCTTTTGTATAAAGCCCCATCGTCAATTCCGGGCAATTCAGACTTGAGAAGAAAGATGCCGCTCTGTAACGAAGCATTAACTGTGGCATGGTTTTCCACTTACTACCGTTCTTGCCAAGCCATCCCTCGGCTTTAGCCATTTCCATGTCCACGGTCATACCCTCAACTCTACGACCATTTTTCGTAGTCCAAGCAAGACACGAATAAGGCTTGCCATCCTTATCTTTGGTTTCCTCAAACTGTAATTCCATGTCGAATTTACCGGAATTATTGATTGCCGCAATCAGAAACTTTGAACTCCAAGACGGTCTACCCTGAATCACATACAGATTCTGCATAACCATCAGTGGGCTTACTCGCAGTCTCTGCGCCTGCTCAATAGCAATCAGACAGTTTGCATCGTTCTTCTGGAATGTCTGCGGAACGATTGTTGAACTTGCCAGTGCCTTTGCCATCTGCATAGCCATGATGAAATTGTCGGATGTTCCGAAAATTCCAAGGCTGTAATCGGTAACCTTGTTATTGTGTGTTGCAACCTCTGTCTTTTCTTCTGCTACTGCTACTTCCTGTTTCTTTGTTTCTGCCATAATTATTTTTCCTCGCTTTCCATGATGATTTTTAATTTGTTTTCTGCTATTTCAAACTTTTCTTTTGCCGATTCAAGTTCCTTTTCTGCGACTTCTCTAAACTTTTCTTTTGCATAATCGTAATTCGGCTTTGTAAGGAAAATATTTTCATAATAGCCAGTAATTTTCCCTTCGTCCTCTTTTCTAACAAAGCTCATGCAATTTGGAAAACCTCTTTTCTTATCAACTGGATAATATGTCTTTGGTTTTTCAATCACTTCCACTTCTGTGACGGAGATTCCGTCCGAATTAAGTCCATAAAAATAAAGTTTCACTGCTTTTCCTCGCTTTCCTCATATTTCTTCACAACCGCCACCTTATCAGCACCGTAGGTTTCCACCCATGCCATATCCACTGATTCATCTGTAACTGTCAGCTTTGCACCTTTGGCATTTACAACCGTATCACCGGCTTTTACGGAATCCTCGGTGCGGTATGTATAACTTCTGGTGCTGTTAGGAAATTTTGCTTTAATATAATGCATCATTAACCCTACTTTTTCACATATCCATTTGACAAATTTTCAAGAATACGCAAAAGCCTTTCGTTTGTTTCTGAGACTTTTCTAAGTTTTTCTTCAAGGCAATATTTATTTCTCATAAGTTCATCTACCTTTGTTCGCAAATCCGAGTTTTCAGCCTTCAATTTTTCAATATCATCCATGTACACGACCTCTCTTTCCTTTATTTCTCATATCTTTCTCGCAATACGGAAGAGAACAATGTCCGGCTCTTTCCCAGAACCCCTTACTTGCACTCTTCCAACGCTTGCACGACATACACCGTGCATCCGGCTGTGTGATGTTGTTGCTTGTCCCTACTCTTGACATTCTACACACCCTCCACTTTCAACTGTTTGTCCTCGGAAACGCTCAAAAGAATTAACTGCGCATCCATATCCGGCACATTGAACTCATTCAGCGATTCGGCGTTATCTACGAAAATCGGTACGCTCACACCGTATAACTCGCTAAGAGAACGGATAATATCAAGTCCGGCTACGATTCTATGACCACTGTTTAAAGCCGAATACGTAACGCCATTCACAGTACACTCACAACAATCTTTCATACCGCCATTTAACTGCATTTCAAAGAGTTTGAAATTTACGGTCTTGAAATGGCTGTTAATAGATTCTGAAACCTTATCCAATTTGAAACGAATGAACTCTTCTAAGAGATAAAGCATCTGCTCTTGGTCGGCAACTTTCTGCCCGATTTCTTTCTGCTCGTCATGAAGCGTTTCGATACGATCATCAATCATAATGTTGTTAGCCGCCTGCGCGATAACCTTGTTCACTTCATCAAGCTGTGCCTGCAGATTGGTTTTCTCGGCTTTCAAATCAGTAACAACCTTGTCTGCGCCCTCGGATTCAAGCTTTGCAATATCAGCAAGAATCTTGTCATGCTCTGTTTTCAGCTTCACATACTCTTCATTCTGCGAATAATCAGCTTCTTCTGGGATCTCAGATAACAGTTTGCAAAGTTCCTCTTTATTCGTAAAAGTCCCCTGCTCCTGTTTCTTTAAGGAATCTATTTCCATTTGCAGATCAGCATTTTTCTTTGTCAGTTCCTCGATCAGATTTTTCTTCGCAAACCCATATGCCTTGATTTCTTCCAAGTTGGATTCTTTCTGGGTAATAAAGTCACTTTTTGAATCATTTAGTTTCCGCTTTGCATCTGCCTTGGCTTTTGTCTTTCTTTCTTCAAAATCAGCCTTTAACTGCTCAATCTTATCAGCCGGTAACTTCTGACCGCATAAGGAACAAACCGTTGTAGATTCATCGAATATCCACTTGGATTCATCAAAGAGATACGGAGTTTCATCAAATGCCTTGGCTTTCTCAGAATTATACTGTTCGCCCAGTTTCTTCCGCTCTGCATCCGCATCAGTGATAGTTTTTTCGTTATCAGAAATCTGTTTCTCTTTCAAAGAAATCGTAACCGCAAAATGTTCTAACTCATTTTTACAATCACGCAATTCAGCATCCATGATGCTTCTTTTGTTTGATAACTCGCGATTCATCGTCTGTTCCATGCCGGACATGTCAAACTGTAACTGCATTTCCTTACTTCTTAAATCGCCCAATGCGCTACCTGCATTCTCCATTTTCTTGTCACATTCAGCGATTCTTCTTACCAGATCTACCTTTGCAAGTTCCTGCTCTGCCACGTCAACATCAACCTTGGATTTCTCGGCTTCATCAATACGTACCGGAATCTCTGACTGTTTCTTTTTCCACTCTGTAAGAGCTTTCTGAAATTTTGCACGAATATCATCCGTGGACGGTGCTTTCTCCAACTCGCCGAGTAATTGGGCATACTTAGCATCTGTATGCGCCAGTTCAACATCCGATACATCCGTTACAAGGCGCATCAGAATATCCCGCTGCTCTTTCCATTTCATGGAAGAGAAATACTGCGGATTGGCCAGCATCTTGAACATATCCTCGCTCTGTGCCAGACTGGAAATATATTCTTTGAAATCAGCTTCACTTTTTGGATAACCGTCAATCTCAAATGAATTGACATTTCCCTGCAATGCAACAGTATCAGTACCACGTTTCTTAACCCAATTCTGCTTCTGCACTTTGGAAAGCTCTATTTCCTTACCATCTACATCCAGAACCGCTACAACCTTAATTTCTACGTTATCAATGCGGTTTCCGTCCTTATCCAACGGTCTGACATTGAACTTTTCCTCTCCGGCACTGTTCTTGTTAAACAGAAGCCATGTGAACGCATCGAATATGGTTGTCTTTCCTGCGGCGTTCTGTCCTTTAATACTTGTCTTATTAGAGAAATTCACATCAAGGCTCTTAATTCCCTTGAAATTCTCCATATGTAACGATCTAATTTTCAGTTTCATTTTCTTTCCCCTTCCACTCTTTATATTTTTTAAGTGCCTCTTCAAAGCATGCTTCATCGTCAATATATCCAAGAGCTGACTCTATAATTTTTGAATTAATAGTTGTTCCCCTTTTCCCCATCAGCTCAATGTCTCTTTGGTGTTCATTTGAAATAATGGCACATGCTGTATAAACTTTCGTCCTGCATGCAACCAGATCTGCATATTCCTCAACGGAAATTGTAACGGTATTTTCTGCCATCTTAATTTTCCTCCTCTAATACATTAATTTTGCTCACAGACACCTCATATGCTGTTCTCTGCTCTTCTGTCCCATCTTCGTACATCTTTACATACCCACGGCTCTGAATGCGTCCGGTAAGTTTCAAATGCGTTCCAACCGGAAGTCCAGATGTATACACCGCATTTCTGCCCCAGACAACACACGGAATATAATCTGATTTGCCATAGGAACGATTGGCTGCGATTAATAAATCTGCAATTTCTCTTCCAAGCGGAGTTTTCCTGTAAATCGGTTCTTTGCATACATATCCGTCAAGCTGGATTTTGTTCAAATCTGTATGTTCTCCCGGATTCGCTTTTTCAATTTCACAGACGAATACATATAATAACAGACGATTTCTCTTTTCCTCATGTTTGTTATAAGAACTATACACACCGGAAACATTAACGGCAGTGCCCGTGTATTTATCATTCAGATTGATTAATCTCTCTGAAATAATTAATGGGATAATATCAGCCGTTCCACTTAATCTATCCACTTTGAGGTACATATTATAAAATCCCTCTCCAAACACCTCATGGCTAAATTCCGGCTCTGAGATAATCGTTCCTGTAAGTTCCACTTTATTGTTTTCTGCTCTCATATTTGAATTTCTCCTTTTCTTATGCTAAAATAGGCGCAAATAGCTTATGCTATTGCTTTGATTGGGAATCATTCAGCTTTGGTCGGTTCGGATGATTCCTTTTCTTTGCTGTAATCAGTGTCAAATGTGATATAGGTAATACCGTCATCGTCATCAGACTCACTTCTGTAATCGTAATCTACAATCTCTTCTGTATACTCCTGCCACTCCCCATCTATTTTTGTTCCTATATAAATAAGAAGTAATCCAATCAATACAGGTATAGCAGTGACCGGATACTCCGTTGCATCAATGCAGATGCAAAACAGAAAAACAACGGTGCCGATCATTTCAATTACCTTTGCAAACTTCTTCATAGACACATCACTCCTACCACTTATAGGAACCATTGGCAATCTCATCACCATACAAGGAAACAAAATCTGTTATTAATGCGATAAACTCTGAATTTGTCGGCTTTCCTTTTTCCACTGAAACCGTGTAACCAAAAATTTTGTTGATTGCATTTGTATTGCCATTTGTCCATGTAACTTCAATTGCGTGCCGGATTGATCTTTCTACTCTCCAGACTGTATCGCTGTTTTCTTCTGCGATTTCAGTATAGAGTCCTTTAATAATGCTGATAAGTTTACTTCTGTTTTCAAGACATTTCTCAACCGCACTTATTATGTAACCGTAACCCTTAAGGCTATGTTTTACGCCGATCTGATCTAATGTCTTTCTTAAAGCAATGTTCATTTGTCTATCCATGAATACCTCCTGTTAATCCTTTCCAACTCCGTATCTGATTGCCATTTCCTTCACAATAGCTGTATATCCCTCGATCAACTTCTTATCCTCTGCAATAATATCCACATAGGATAATTTGTCTCTGGTTGATTTACAGATACCCTCGTCAGCCATGCGCCTGCGCTTATTAGTCAGCCGCTGTTTCAGATTTACACCCATTCGCTTTGACAACAGTTCGTAGCTTTCGGCTCTTACTTGGCTGTATGCCTGTCCGCCACCAAGTTCCATGCTGATTTTTCTTAAAATATTTCCAGTATCATCACGCCATGATGTTGTATCAAGTGCAACCACTTCCCGAATACTCTCAACTCTCTGTTCCACATGGTTCAGTTGTTCCGCCTGCCGTTTCTGTTCTAACTGCTGTTCTGCTACAGAATTGAAAATCTTCTGGAACATCTGCAACTCCGGTGATAATTGGTTGAGGTCAATTACCTTCTGTTTCATGCGCTCTTCCAAATGCGTAAAATACTCACGCGCTTCTTCTGCTTTCTCTCCGTTTCCTTTCATGGAAAGTTTCTTTGCGAAATGTGCTGTGAGTTTGTAATCATCAGCAAAATTTCCTCTGCTACTTTCATTCGCCATTGATGGCGAGTAAAAATAATCCTCATTTTCAGTAGCAAATTCATTGTCTACAATATTCGCTTTCGCCCATCTGGAATAATGGCTTTTATCCATTTCCAAGAACTCATACAACTTCTTTGCGGTGGTCATTCCATTTTCATCGACACCAAGTGCAATCTCAATCGGCGTCTGCATTTTTGCTTGTTTTAACTCTTCCGTTTCCTCCAACTCCTTTCCGTGTTATAATTCCCTTATCATCAAATAAGGGAGGTGCTACAATGATTGAAAAGACAATTCATGACTTAGCTGTCACATATGCCAGTTCAAAACTTTCAGAATATGAAATTGACAAACGCGAAGCTCCACTTTGCGGAAATACAGAAATGTCATCCGAAGAAGTTCTGTATTTAAAAGCGGCATACGATTTTGCTGTCAAAAATCTTTCGGAGTAGGTTCGTACCTTTCTCCAACCATTGCATGAGAAACAGCTTCTTTTATCACTTCATGCTGTTTCTCCTCTGAAACGGACTGCTCAATGCGTTTTAGTGTACCGTCAATACTCTTTAACGTGTTGAGCATTTCTTTTAAAATTCTCACTGCATTTCTCCTTTCTCATTATTTTTAGGGCAAGCCTGTTCGTTAGCTAAAATCATTCCCTCTGCGACTCCGAGAACGTAGCTCTGTTTCTCTTTATCAAGTTTTGGAATTGCTTTTGAAATCCTAACAATTAGGTCTTTTTCCTTTTCGCTCATTTGGTTCACTTCCTTTCTTGTTGACTTTGTAAGCATACAATATCATACAATGTAATCAATGTCAATACCTTTTTGTTGACATTGTTAGCAATTAGTGATATATTATTTTTTGCAGGAAGGAGGTGCTTGATAAAATGAAAGAACGTATAAAATTTTTACGTGAAAAACTAGGGAAAAGCCAAGAAGAATTTGGCAAGGAACTTGGATTATCAAGAAATTACATTTCTTTAATAGAAAATGGTCAAAGAAATTTATCAGACCAGTCCTTAAAGGTTCTTTGCTCTTTGTATTCGGTAAATGAAGAATGGGTTCGAACCGGAAAAGGAAATATGGAAAAATCCAGAACAAAAAATCAAGAAGTTTTTGATTTTGCAAATAAAGTGATGGATTTGCCAGACAAAAAATTTAAGAAACGCTTTATAGAAGCATTGGCAAAGCTCGATGAAAGAGATTGGGAATGCCTAGAAAAAATTGTATTAGAAATAACAAAAGAGGGCTAATTGCCCTCTTTTGTTATATTTATTACTGCCTTTAGTATTTGACTTAAAATCCAAGTATCGTCAATTTCAGATATTTTTTTTATTAGCTCTTTTTTGTAGTTCTCATTTACTTCGTTTTCCCCCATATTGATTTCCTCCAATCATTCCGCACTTCTGATAGCGATAAACAAATTATAGAACTTATGTTCGATACCGTCAACCCCATTTGACAAATTGCTACAAATTACAAACTCGTTTGTAGTTGAGGGACAAGAAAACGCCTTATCCCGCCCCTCAGCCAGAACTTGAAGTGCCCTTATCGGACAATTTTATTTTACAAATTTTTCCACCATTATTCAAACCATTTCGGTCGCAAGTTTCGACAGGTAAATTTCTTATTGTCACAGAATGTCGATTGATTAGTTTAAATTTTGTTAAAAAATTAATTACTGGTTGAAAATTATGCATCTGCCAGTTATCTGTGATGAATTTTAAGTGAATAATTTTCCTTTCTGCCCGTAGGCTTTATGCAAAAGAGCCGGCTACACAACACATGGTCATGTAATCGGCTCTTAGGCTCTTGATTTTATTATATTTAATTTTTAATGCAGTTTTTTTACAGCTTAGGTGCGATCTTTACCATATTTAACCATTCCTGCACATTAAGATTTGAACCTGAGTTCTGATAAGTACTGAGTGTACCAGTCTGTCCCGGTCCGAAAGTGCCACCACTCGTTACCTGTAAAGTTGATGCACCGCCGGATACCGCAGGAACTCTGACTCGTCCCATGACATAGTTAGATGTTGTATTTGTTATAAAAACTTCACGAAACCCATTTGCGTTTGAACTAAAAGTGACAAGTCCTGTAACAAGATAATATCCATCATCCGGGACAGTGAAATACTGCACGACAGGAGTCTGATCATTATAATTTGTCATAGTATTGGATAAGCTAGATACATTATTTTTGGCATCCGCCTTTTTTAAATATGTGTCTGGAATGTTATTACCATCATAATCTGCACTAGCACGGGCAACACGTACAGCAGGATATGTACCGTCAGTTTTATCAGCATAAATATCGACAACATTATCATTTTGCACATTAAATTGTGGAAACAATGTACCGACAAATCCAGACCAGTCTTTTGCTACTACTTTTAGGAAATATTTATTTACTAAACCGTCGTTTAACGATGATATCGCTCCCGTGCATGTCCCATTCCCAATCTTAGAAATATCCGTTGTTCCAAGCATTTTATAGAGATACCGCACATTCTTGAACATCTGTGACACCTTTGCAAAAATAGAAGAATGTTTTTCGCCACTTGATAATTTTGGTACGCTTGTCCATGCTGACGCTGATCCGTCTGCCACATCGCTACTCGTAAAGGTTGCTGTATTCTCGGCTGTATCTCCACCAGTTGCCACTGCACCGACATCTTTTGCCGTAAGCACTACATTTCCACGACGGAAAGAATCTTCATTTACACCTTTGATTCCGGTAACTGGAGTTCCGGCCAGCACGTCCCACTTTTCATCTGATGTTTTATAAATATTGGCACCTGCCGGAATTACATTCCCGGCTCCCTCTTTAAAATCATCCGTGGTTGTAAATTCGTCTGAAATATTGAACATCCACCCTGTGCTAACATCCGCAAGTGCCGGAAGATCTGCAAATGCAACTGTTCCGTGTGGCTGCAATCCACCTTTAAGTCCTTCTGATACATCTTTTGCCTGCTGATAGTAATACTTGGCATTGTCAGAATCCTCGCCCTCTCTGCTTCCTGTACCACCAACAGCATAACTCTGTGCCTTGGTTGCACTTTCTTCTGCAGATTCCGCCTTACCGATGATCTCCGCAGCCTTTTGAGTTGCAATATCTGCTTTTTCGGCTGCTGTATCAGCTGACTGACTGGCGGATGATGCTTTCTCCGTGGCTGTGGCGGATGATTCACTGGCGGATGTCTCACTGACTTTTGCGTTGCTTTCGGATGCCTCTGCCGCCGTAGCTGACTTCGCTGCCGCTGTCTCTGACGCTTTGGCATTGGTTTCGGATGTTTTTGCCGCTGTTTCACTGGCTTTTGCAGCATTCTCACTTGCTTTGGCGTTGGCTTCGGACTTTGCCGCTGCCTGCTGGCTTGACTCTGCCTTTGCCACTTCCACTTTGATTTTCGCAAGATAGTTTGGCTCCAAGTGTTTTTCCTCGATGCTACCCTCTTTGACGATGGCAGACACTTTTCCATCCTTATCAATATAAAAAGCTACCGTATCAGAATCAAGGAACTCATACTGTGTAATCAGTGCCGACAGGTCTATGTACTGTTTCGTGCCATCAATCAGAGTCAGGATAATCTGCTGTGTAGTCGGGTTATAATCGAAGTTGATTGCGATTTTCTCCATCTGTGTATCAATCGTAATCTTAGAACCGTTCTTTTTTGTGATCGTAATGATTCCGGTCGATTCCTCAAAGGTCACGTCTGCAACAAGAGTTGCTACCTCTGTCTTGGTTGCTTTTGTCGCATCCAGGGTAACTACATTGTCGTCAATAATGCCGATAGCACTATCCATTTTGTTGAGGTTTCGTTCGTTCAACGGAGTCTCATCGCTTGGGTAATTCTCCCAGTTGATAGGTACGTGTGCTTTATTCATGTTCCTTGCCCTCCTTTTCCATGTCTTTCTCCATCTGTTCCCGTTCGGCAATCACATTTCTATTTGCTTCTGATTCGATCTGATGCAAAATATCTTTAAACACCAGATATTTAACCTCAACCGGAATACTTTCACAGGCATTTACATAATTAATAATGTCATTCTCAAACTCTCGGATTTCTGCGTTAATCATAAACTTTCCACCTTTTCTTTCAGATTTTCTATCTCTTCATGCTGTAACTGCACTGTGGCTACCAGATCTGCAATAAGTTCCGTATATTTCAGTCCGTAATACTTTTTCCCATTGCTGTCTGAAAACGTTTTTGGACAAATATTCCACCCTTTTTCCGCTTTTTTCAAAACATCCTGTGCAATAAATCCATGATGGAACCCATCTTTTTCGAAATTATAACGATACGATTTTGCTCTTAAAGAATAAATAAACTCAGATGATTGCTTTTTGCTTAAATCTAAAATTGTGTTTTTTATTCTTTTGTCAGATCCATTAATTACTCCACCTCTGAATCCACCTACTCCGGTATCTCCGTCTAAATGGATCATCATGTGGTCATTATCGTTTGCGCCTTTATGCAATGAAACCTGATTATATTGAACCGTACATTTATGAACAGGACTTTCAAGCGTCCCTTCCACTGTTCGAAATCCATCCGTTCCCATCTGTACAAGTGTTCCACTGCGTTTAAATTCAATAAGGTTTTCTACAGACTCTTCCGCTTGAATATGCATATATCCCCCGGTCATTTCCATAGAGCCTTTTAATTCAAGCAGTTTTGCTTTAATTTTGATGCCCTCGGCTGACTGGTTGATTTCTGAAACAACACTATCTCTTGTAACTTTGCTTTCGATCCCCTTTGATGTCTGCGTAATCGCACTGGACATATTGGATGAAAGCTGCTTAAGCGTGGTTATCAATGTCCATTTATATTTACCGCTGTTAATTCCGCCATCCGGATCGCAGCCATACAATTTTCCACTATCCTGATCTAAAAAACTGCGTCCATTATATTTGGATGATGCAGGGTAAGTATCTTGGGGTTTTCCAAAACCATAATAATTAATATCATAGCCATCAATATTCCATGCCTTCAACGAAGCACTGACTTCTGACCGTATCTTAGTTGCAGTTACCTCTATCTTTCCGGACAAAACGCCCTCTGCTTCGCTTGCTCTCGTAACTTCCGCTGTAATCTTGTCCTCATTAATTTTAATAGCTGCTGCAAGTTCAACTTCCTGTCCCTGTGCCCTTTTAACTTCTGCTGTAATACTGCTCGCATTTTGCGTGATTCTCGATGATAAACCATCCGTTGTATTTTTAACTTCTGTGCGAATTTCGGTTGCAGTTTGCGTGATCTGTGACTGCAATCCCTTCTCAACATCCGTTATCGTGCTCTGCGTCTTTTCGATAGTCCGCTCCAGCACATTACTCTTGCCTTTGAGCTTTAAAATACTTTTCTGTATACCATTCGCTCCATTCGTCCGGTACTCTTCCCCGTCCGCTTCCAAATCATCACGTAAAGCCTGTATGCCTTTCATAGTTCTTTTCAGAATATAGGACTCGATCAGTTCATATCTGGTCGGCAGCCGCACTGCATCCCCGACCTCAAGGCACGGATTTCCTTTGCAGTCTGCCGTAAACGGGCGATAAACAATCCCCCTGATCTTTGAAAGAACATTGTTTGCAATGCTTTTTAATTCTTTCGTTCCTTTACCATAGACAAGAAAATTATCCTCGATCACATAGGCATTGTCTCCGGTGCCTACGATCACGCCAATATCATTCTTCTGCTCCCTGATCTGAAGTTTATTAATGGTTTTGACAAGATAATCTTCATATGTGGCAGTAACATAGAATCCTTTTCCTATCTGCGTACTCTTTGGATCGCGCGGAAACAGATCATCTGCCGGATAAAGGTCATTTCTCGGATATAATCCCTGTATCTCCTGTTCCAGATAAATATAATGAAACTTCCCGTCGCGCCCCATGTGCCCCATACAGCCATTGATCTCACAAATACAGGACAACACTTCCTTGCCACTCATAGATTCGCCTATGATGCTCGATTCCTCTGTATCAGAACTTGTCTCACTGGATGGCGTGACCGCAACTGTTTTCTCAATAGACATATTGTCATTAATGAGAGCAATGTCAGCCTGCTCAATCCCGAAGTACTTAAAAAAGCTGTCCCGGAATTGCTTCATTGTGACCGGATCATAAACTGTAACAGTCGTAGTTTTTCCATCTTTATCTTTCTGCTGCTCTTTATGGGATGGAAAGACAGTGTTATACCATGCTGCCACATCTGCATTTAAAATGTCATAAAGAGCATCATATGCGACAACATCACGGCACGTCCTGTCTGCCGTAGGCGTATCAGAATCAACCTTATATCTCCCGAACTGAAATGGAACATCTGTATGTCCACCAAGAGACATCCTTACTGTCATCCATCTGCCCTTCATTGGCAAAAATGTATTTGACACCGTGAATTTAATCATGGCGGCTTCGCATGATCCAAACGTCAATTCCTGTTCCGAACACAAACTTTCTGTCAATTCGAATTTTTCTTGGTGTAGCTCTGTATTTGTGATATTGATTTTTCCATCATCAGATACGATGGATAATTGCTTATCGACCGTATCTTTTTTGAACAAGTCGCCATATTTATAATTAACCACCATACACACCCCCTATGAAAGCAAGCCGAACTGAATTGTAACGAATTATTCCATCATATGTTCCGTATATCGTAGGCTGAAAATCTGCCATATAACCGTACTGTGTCACATAATCGTCATATTCCGGGATATACGCTGTGATATAGCAGGCTCTCCCTGTCGCATTTGTGAACTGGCTTCTAATATTGTTTAAAACCTCATTGAAAGTCTTATTTGTCAGCATAGCTGGGGTTTCAAATTCGACCTTTAACGCCTTTAACTCCACGGCATTTCTATGCAGATAGCCGTTGGCGTCTGTATAATCGTCCAAATCCTGCATGTTGACATATGGACTGTATGTTTCTGCTTTCATAAACGACATCGGCACTATGTAATTGCCAATCTTTAACAGCCATCCGCTGTACGCCATGCGAACACCTCCAATCAAGTTGTTTTTTCAGATTTACAAATATGAACACCGTTATCATCACTTAAAAATAAGATTTCCGTTTTTCCGTCCGGCAGAATATCCGCCACAAAGCAATTATTCGGATTTCCTATTGGTGTCCGGTTTTCCGAGCACTTACCCCAGTCTATTGGTTTATATTTTTTCATGGCTATTCTCCTAAAAATGGGTACAAAAATAGCACCTACCGTGTATGATAGGTGCTAAATAAATCAAAAAAGAAGCGCATCTCTGCGCTTCCTCTTATATTTTCTGTATTGTTGCATTTTCCACCAATAAGTAATTACCATCTTCCATTAGCGATAAATGATAATCTTCTTCAAAGTATTCATAGGTTAATTCCATTTCCTCTTCTTTAAAATCTTTATAGCTTTTGTAAAGAGTAACGCAACCTTTTTGACCGTTTTTTGCAGTAAAAACATAACCGCCCAATGGTAAATCTCTACCAACAAGATATCCTCCAGATGGATAAATCCCTTTTTCTTTGTCGTACATACATTCTTCTCCTTTAGTTTATTATTCTATTTATCTGCTCTTCCAGTAAAATATACCTCTGCATAATCGTATTTTCCATAACAATCAAGCTGCCCCGAAATAGTTTTCCCTGGTTTAATCTCACTGTCTGAATCTGTAATATATGTGCTGTTGTAATTTACCACATTATTGCTACTGTCAAAAAATATTGCATACGCGCTTACAAAAAGCGCCGGATTTGTGCTGTTATTGGTCACGGATACAGTAACGTTTTCATCATTAAATGTCTGTTCAACGGATAAATCATTTACAACCGGTTTATAATATGGGTTTTCGTCATAATCTAATGTGTAATCCACCTTGTCAATTCCGGACACACTATCAAAATAGAAAACGCCAATAGATGTTTCCCCTGCTCCCAATACATCAATGCTCATGTCGGCGGCTCCTATTGAATTCCCACTTGAATCTTTGGCTATAGCGTTCCCAGAAATTGCGACATTCGTGTTTGAATTATTTGTTACAATCAAAAAATCTAATGTGTCTCCTATTGTGTTTTCGTACAGATACTCTTTTACCAAAAAATCAGAATCAGAAACTTCTTCTCTTGTCGCTTCCTTGTTATCTACCGTACTAATAGAAGAAACTTTTTTATTTTGCTCGGTAGAATCAGCAACTGCATCGTTGTTTTCTCCGTTTCCGCCAAATGTGGCAATCAACAGGATTATAACTATAACCACCGCAACAAACCACTTTGTTGCCCCACCCTGCTTTTTTTTGCAATTAGGGCAAATTTTTGCTTTAGCTGGAATCTCCGTCTGACAGTATTTGCATAATTTTGTTTCACTTTTTTCATTCATAGCTTTTCCTCCCACCACTTGTAATAAAATAATTCTAGCACAAGTGGCGGTATTTGTCATTAAAATATTGGAACTGGATTTCTCTGTGTTCTTCTTGCTTCACTCTTCCATTGCTTAACTGTACTGTCATATATTACCTTGCCGTCTAATTCAACTTTAATTCCGCTGTTTTCACTTGTATTCTGTGCGATTTGTGACAGATATGGTGTCAATGCTTCTGATACTGCGCTTTTTACTCCTGCTTTAATTCCTTCTACGATTTGGCTGTTATTCGCAACCGCTGTATTTCCATTGCTAAACTGCCCGACCATTTCTCCGTGATTTGCAAAAAATAAACCATCTTCCGGGAAGCCTCCGGTTGCAAATGTTGGTATTTTCCCGAGGTTAATATTGCCAGCTTGAATTATTTCTTTTCCACCAATATTTACAGAATCCCATGAAAAAGACAGTTTTGAATTAAGCCACGTTGCAAAATTATTCCATACCTGCTTAATTCCTGCAACAGCATTATCAAATGCCTGCTTCAATCCGTCAGAAATGCCACTGAATGTCCATTTGTCTTTCGTAAAATACGGTGCGACATGATTTGTCCACCAAGAACCAATTCCAGATGTACTCCACCAGTTACTAAATTCGTCCCATTTTTCAGAAAGACCTTTTTTCATTCCGTCTCCCTGTTCATCCCATTTTTCTTTTGTAAACCAAGGTTTTACATGATTTTCCCACCAGTTATATATTCCTGTCTTTTGCCACCAATCGGAAAACTCATCCCATTTAGCAGATAATCCCTCTTTTATTCCATTTCCTACTTCCATCCACTTTTCTTTTGTGAACCACGGGAAAATATTCTCCTGAATGTAAGTTAAGGCTTCATTCCACTTTTCTTCTATTTTACCTTTTATTTCTCCTATTTCTGTCTGTATTGAAAGCTTTTTTTCTCCCCAATATTCCTTTACATTTTCCCACCATAAAGAAATATCATTTTGAGTAGTTGTCAATTTGTTATGAACTGGAAGTTCTACATTCAATCCCCACCATTCTTTGACATTGTCTTTGAACTCGGAAATCTTCTCTTGTAAATTTGGAAGAACAACATCTGCTCGTAAATCTACATCATCTAATCCGTTTATATTCTTCCATTCATCTATCCACGCCTTTAGATCAAAGCTGTCAGGTACATTTAATTTATTAGGCATATTATCATTGAACTCATTTAATGCTTTTTGGAAATCATCTAATGATTTGTAATCTTCCTTTTTAGGCAGATTTTTGACAAATTCATCAACATTCATTCCATTTCCAATGCCTAATTTGTCCATCACAGTATCATGGCTCAAAACTCCACCGCCATATGCATTAATCCATTCAAATGGATTAAGAAGTTGTTTAAAACTTTCCTGAAGATATTGCAGAAAACCGCCTTTTTCATACGCTTTTTTTAAATTATTAACATCTTTTTTTATGCTATCTTTTCCAACCGTAAAAGATAACGTTGCCACTACTACAGCAAGTGAAATAGGAATTGCATAAGAGAGCAATGATTTTACCGCCGTTGAACCAAAAGCGGCTGTGAATTTCGCTCCTATTAATTTCCCAATAGTCTCCTTGAGAAGTTTCCCTGTTAACAGTTTGCCTGCAAGTTTCAGAGCAAACGCTCCGAGAAGAATTTCAACTGTCTCAATATCAATGTTTGAAAGAAAATCTTTTACGCCTTTCCAAACATCAGACCACTTGATATTTTCAATCATGGTCTTAATTGTCTTGTAAACTCCCTGTACCCAAGTATTTATATCTTCTGCAAGTGCTTTAAAATCAAATTTTTTGAAGAATTTATTTATTCCCTCTGCCAGTGATTTTCCAAGGTTTGACCAGTCAAATGTCTGACCAAAGGAAAGTGTGGCATAAATCGCCGTATTCAGTGCCCCGGCAATCGTTTTTCCTACATTTCCAAACAATCTCGGATTGATAAGACCATTGAGGAAATCTGCCAAGCCTTTGCCGAAGTTTCTTGCCTTGGAATAAATCTTATCCCAGTTGATAGACTCCATAGCTTTTGATAAGGCATCACTGATGTATTTTCCAAGTTGTTTCAGATTTTTAATATCACTTTCGTAATTTTTAAAAATAGTATCTGTCTTGACAAGTTTACCGCCACTGGCACCGCCTGATGTGCCACCGCCGCCGGAACCGCCCGAACCTTTTTTGCCAGAACCATCATTTGTTGTAATCAGTTTCAATTCATCAAACTGACGGACACCCTTATTCATCTTGTCAATGTTCTTTGCCGCCTGTCCTGTGCTGTCCGCAACATCGCCTGCGCTCTCTGCCGCATCTGAAAAACTATCTGCAAGACCTGCACCGGAATCCTCATATTTCCATCCGAAGATTGCGCCTAAAGCGTTTGTAACCTTTGTAACAAAGCTGATAACAACCAGTAAAACGGAATTGAGTGCTTTTACGAATGGTTTAAAAGCATTGATTAATGCCCCACCAATAACACTGCCAAGCTGTTCAAATGACTGTTTTAAAATTCTGATCTGGTTCGCCCATGAATCAGCAGTACGCGCAAAGTCTCCCTGCGCTGTCTGCGTATTGGCAAGGACATACTGATACCGGAGCATTGTCTTTTCAGCCTGAGACATAGACGCAATATCAGAATCTAATCCCTGTTTCATCGCCCACTCTTTAAGGGTTGCCTGTGTAAGATCAAGACCGTAATCTCTTAATGGACGTGTCTGTCCGGTAAATATTGCAGCTAAATCCTGCGACACAACATCCTGATCTACGTCATACAAAGAAGCCATATCAGCAGTTAATTTTGTTAAATTTAAAGACACATCAGCCATGGAATCAGACAGACCAATATAGCCATCTGTCTGTTTGTTCAAGAACTCATTGGCTTTCTTTATCAAATTGCTGTCAATTCCCATGGCTGTTCCCATTGCTTGGAATCGGCTTGCCGTCTGTTTCAGTGTCAGTTCTGACATACCGAACTGACGTATAGAGTCCTGTGCAAATTCATTGACTTTCTTTGACATGTCCCCAAAAGTAACATCAACAACGTTCTGAACCTCTGTTAATGCGGATGATATGTCGATTGCATTTTTTATTCCCCTGATCGCTCCGTACAGACCAAGATAAATCCCCATAGAGGACAAAATCTGTCTTGTGAATGACTTGAGTCCGATCAATGCTTTCCCTGTGGATGCCTTAAATCCAAGGAAAGAACCGGAAAGACTACTGATGCTGGTATTTAACCCAGAAATTGCTCCACCAGACCTGTTGGAAAGATTGCCGAGTGCCTGCGTCATCTTAATGATATTCGAAGATACATTTGGCGCTTTTGAAAGCGTCTCAAACAGGTATTTGAGGTTGTCAGCAAGCAAAGGTATATTAGTCACCGCGCGCCCGCTTGCAACGCTTCCAAGCCTTGATATGGACGTTACAAGATTACTCATGTTGGTCATATCAAAATTCAATGCACCTATCTTGTTCATTTGACGTACAAAGTTTTGTAACTGCGCAGATAAAGCCGGTAAATTCTTTGTCGCCTGTGTAGATGCCTTGCCACCGATTTTTGACAACGCAGACACCATGCTTATGAGTCCGCTTGTATCAACAGCCTTAACACTTGCTATTCCAGATGCAAGATCTCTCACAGCAGAAGATATTCCGTGGATAGAATTTGCATCAACACCAGAAAATTTATTGAGTGCCCGCACCATTGATGTGATTTCCGAAGATTTACCACCTTTGAACCCGGTAGCTGCATCGGAAATGCTTCTGATTCCGCTTGCAATATTTGAAAGTTTTGCAGTGTCAAACGATATGCTTTCCCGGAGCCTATTCATGCTGTTTACAAGGCTTTCTATGGAATTACTTGCTTTTGCAGAGTCAGCTTTGATTTTTATTTGTAATTCATCAATGTCTGCCATATATGCACCAACTTTCTATGCAAAATAAAAAGACGGTAGGCTGTGACACCTTACCGTCCTTGATCTACTCTTTTAATTTTTCTCTTGTAACCGGTCCGCATTTCTTATCTACTGTAATTCCGACTTTTTTCTGGAATGTTCCAATACCGGTCGCCGTATCATTTCCAAGAATACCGTCCACATTACTGTTTCCCTTTTTATCTTTTTCATCCAGGCATCCGTGATAAATAAGCTCCGTCTGAAGCCATCTCACATCATCCCCTCTCATGCAAGGGAATTTTTTCTTTAAAATCCTTGCAGGTTCCGGGTATGGGTTTAAATGATCTTTTACATTTTTTCTAGGGTTTCCGCTTGTCACAATCGCTGTATGACCTTTTGTTTTTGTGACAATAACATCTCCGTTGTAAAGAACCATTCCTGCCGCATAACCTCCAATGTCATCAAACATGCCACTAGAAAGAAGTACAGATTTTTCATTTGCTGTGGTGAAATTTCCAACATCTTTTCCAGTTGCATGAATAATGCATGCACGTACCGTTGTGCCGCAATCTGCTTCTGTTTTTACTTTTGAATTAATACCATATTTGACAATTCCAAGCCGGTGTCCCTGACAGTAGCCAATATTATCATTATTGCACGCTGTAATCATTGATTCTGCCAGTTTATCCGCCATATCTTTTGTTTTTGGCCTTAACACATACCATCCTTTTTTATGAACATAAAAGTTTTGCATACTTACTTCTGTTCCGGTCTGATCTCCCGGTCTCCCACCGGTCAATTTCCCATTTTCATCATGTCTTGCAGATCCAATTCTAATTGACATATTTATACCTCCAAGTTCTTTTCTGGTTTTGGATGGCTCAACTCATAGTTTGACTGCATAATTTTGAGCTTTGCCACAAATAGCTCTCTCTGTTTCTTAATTTCTTCTTCCGTCATTTCTGAATCATCTTTCCCTTGTTGCTCATTGATTGGTTTTTTAATATACTTTGATTTTGCTTTTCGTCCGGCAAGGCAATGTTCTACTGCCACCGATACCGCAGACAATCCGTACGTTCCAAACCACATCCACATCTCATCGTCTCTTTGCTTTTTATCTAAGTTGTAAGCATCCGCATAAGGCTGTAAATCAGTCGGACAGGACGTGTCTATGTCATGCACAGTAAATCCATACCCTTTTGTAACTAAAAGCCAGAATGGGCGGATTTCCGCACAATATGTTCCCCATGTAAGTTCTCTCTGTTCTTCTACTTTTTCCTCGGAGTTTTCTTCTCCGCTTCTTTCTGATCTGCTTTGAGCAGTTTTGATAAAAAACCGTTTTCAAGCAGCTCCGCTAAAAGTGCATTGTAAAGTACCTGAACATCTGCATCTTCTCCGTCAAAGTAATCATCCAGCATGGCATATACTTTTCCAAGCTGCTGTTCCTTTTCTCCCTCATTGTCCGGATTGTATCCAAGTTCCTCTTTGTGAAACTTCTGCGCGCCTACAAGGATTAACTCTGGAAGAAATAAAAGGATTTCGTCAACCGCTTCAATATCTTCCATCTGGTCTAATTTTGCTACTTTCTTGATAATTCCGCTTTTCACGGTTGCTTCATATCCAAACTTGATCTGTAATTCTTTCTCGCCAAATTTTAATTTTGTCATTTTCTTTCCCTTTCTCCCTCTCATATAGGGAAAGGGCAGTCCGAAGACCGCCCTGTTCTTTTAAATTGTTTCTTCAAGCTCTGGCTCGGTTGTCTGGTTATCGTCAGCCGATCCAACCGAACTATTCGACTGACGTGTTATTCCCCCGGTGTAAAAGCTACAGCGGTGTCCATTCCCTTGTATTCCTCAATGGTAAGGTTCATTTCAACCGTCAAGAGTTCGTTCTGACCAATCTCCGGCTGCGGTATCTGCTCCGGTGGCTGCGCAATCACAAAAAATGCGTCGGTAAATCCAGGGATAATAGTTTCAAACCACATTCTTTTTCCGCCGGAAAGCGCCTTATACGCCGTGATAAGCGTTTCCCACTCTTCCTTTGTGGCATCCGTAAGGTTTACCGTGATAGGGAAAGAGCCACCGGTATCTGCGCGCCCCTTTACATATCTGGTAATAGCATCTTCTAATGCAGATGCGTCAATCTGTTCCGGTTCAATGTTGATACCTCCGATTGCGTTAATTCTTGTAAGCTGTTTAAACGATGTAGGCTTTGTTCCGGCTGTCGCTTCTGTGCCATAGCCAAACGTAAGTTCTAACGTAGACAATCCTGCTTCTGCCATTTTTACCTCTCTTTCTACCGCCAAATAATGCGGTTATCGGGCGCATCTTTTTGCACCCGGCGCATAAAAAATAGAGCCTTTCGGCTCTTTTACATCAATCTGTCGTTGGCTCCGATTATCCGCCGGAACCTTGCAACGCTTCTAAATTTTTTCTCACTGTCATTTTTAAACTCCGGCATTGCTGTGATTTGAAATCGCATCTGCTTAAAGGCATCAGATAAAATAGCCATGATCCCTTTTGCATCACTCTGCTTTGTGTTTGTAATGACGTCAACCTGTATTGTTTCCTGCACCGCATTTACGGATGTGCCCTCTAAATCTGCCCCACGTTCAAGCCCCGGCATCTCATGGATGTAAATAGTCGGGAAAACAGGGTCTTTATCAAGGTTTTTTTCAACCGTTGTAAATGCAGTGTCAAAATTCATGCTTTTGTATTTCTTCTGTAGTTTTGGTTTGGCTATCGTTACAACATTAGAAAAAATGTTTGTTTCAAGGTCAAATACCCACTGGTTGCCTGCCATTATTTAACCACCTCATATGTTTTCTTGAAAATATCCGGCTTGCATGGATATAATTCTCCACTCACACCGCGGATAATATAATCTCCTTCAGATGCAGTCATGTCACCCTCTAATGTTTTTATCTTTATAAATACATGAGGTCTACCTTTACCCACTTCCCATGCTGTGTCGAGAATATCATAGATTAATGAACCACCGACAAAAGCTTTTATTTCTTCGAGATTTAATCCAGTCCACTGAATAGCTTCAATTTCTACCGGTTTTTTCCTGTACTTCATTATCCAAACACCTCCTTCGCTGTCTGTGTAACAATCTGCCGCAACTCATTTGCGGTCAGATACATGAATGGTCGGCTTGGCATTCCCTCTGTAAACCACCAATCGCCATTGTCGTCCTGATAAAACCATCCATATCTTCCATCTGAAATCTGATGAATAGTTTTTCCACTTGCATACTGCCACGAAACACCCTCTGGCAGTTTCCCCGGATAATGGCTTTGCTGTCCAACAATTCCGGTTCCAAACTCAACAAATGCGGCATGGTCTGTACCGGCTATTACCGCCCATATCCCGCCGCCCTTAGTGCTTCCTTCATATTCCGCGTGAACACTTGAAATCAGTTCCGATGTAAATATTGCGTCAAGGTCAGCAATTTGCACTCTGGAAATCTCTACGCCCTTTTCCGCGAGCTTTTCTGCCAATAGCTGACATTTATATGTCAAGCTGTTTTGATAGGCTCTAAGCTCTCGTATGGCGTTCTGAACAGACTTTTCAGACAGGCTCATTGTGATTACTTTCTTCCCCATTCAGCACCTACTTCACATTTTTTTGCAATAAAAACAAATCAACCGTCAATCCTTCGTCTGCGACACCTTTTACGATGTAATCAGCCGAATTTTCGTCAACGATTGTATTCTCTTCATCTTTGTACTTTACGTCTGATCGTTTCCATACCAAAGATCCGACGCTCAATGGAAGCTTTCCTTTGTCTTCTACGATCTGAACAAAATTTGTAGAGTTATCTACGCCAAATTCTTTTATAAGTGCTTCGCTCAACTTATTGCTGATCGAAGAATAAAAAAACACAGGCTTTTCATAACCTGTGGTATACTCTCCGGTTGTCTTCGGTATCTTGTTCCCGTCATCATCAAGGTAATAAATTACATTACCATCAGAATCCGTGTACGAAGAATATTCGATGTTACCATCATCATCCGTCACATATACCGGCACCTTGCCGCTTTGCTGCGAATAACTCATTTTTTGCTTATTGATCTCAAGCATTTCACTTCACATCCTTGCCGAACCGTTTCCACAGCTCAGAAAGCTTTTCCCATCCATACATTGCGACAAACGCAACAATAAATCCTGCAATAATAGCTGCCAAGATCATATACCATAAAATTGATGTCTGGATGTACTGCATGTATGCCACAAACGCAGCGACCGTGATTCCGATAGAAAGAACAAATACCAAAATGTCCGTTGGAATCTTAGAAAATACGCCTACACCTTTGATTACCTGTGTTACCACAGACACAACAAATGCCAGCGCACCAATGATTGCCAGAATAATTGTCATATTTGCAATTACAGACTGTATAATATCCATGATTAAACCTCCTTTTCATCATTAAGACGGGTTTCTATCCCGTCAATTCTGTGATGCGCCGATTTCACACTTTCTTCAACCTTTATAATTCTGTTGTCGTGAGAATTTATTTCTTTTCTCATCTCCGAAACTTCATTCTTGATCTCGGTTGTGTTGTTTGAAATGGCATCCAACTTCATGTTAATGCGTGTGTTCTCCCGCACGCGCTCTTCAAGATCCGTGTTGTCTGTCCTTTTGTTGCTCTTCAAGCCCATAAAGACGGAAAAACCAAGCGACAGCACGCTTATAATGATTGCTGTTGATATTTCAATCGTCAAATCATATACCGCCTTTCATTTTTATGGCACACCGCCCACCACCGATCAATGTGTGCCGCCTGCTACGTTTTGTCGACGTCGACAAAACGTAACGCACAATCTTCTAAAAAACTGATAATTGCTTTGCAAAAAACAGATTCCTTTTCTACTCATGGCAGATAGGTCACAAAGATTTTACAAACGGGAATACCCCTACGAACAAGCTTTCCCTGTCTTTCCAGCTACGGCTTACGCCGTTTTCTGAATAACTTGCCATATATGCTTCTCCTGCCTGTGAATGGTCGTACACGGATAAATTGACGATTACATCCTCAAACTGTTTCAAGTCTTCGGATATTTTTTCATCCGTGTAGCTTTTCGGGTAATTCCGCTTGCTTACCACTTCATTTCTTGCCTGCTTGATAAGCTGTTCAATGTAAGGATTATCTTCTTTCTGGTCGAACACGACAACATCAGAAGTTACACCATCTTCATCCGTAACGGTTTCAATATGAAATTGTTTCAGTCTGATTTTGACCTGCTCTAATGTTGTATATTCGTCCATTCTTCCCTACCTATAATCCGAACTGCTCGATCAAAATGCGTTTCAGTTCCGCTCCACTGATTTCTTCTGCACCCTCGATCCCATGTTCAGCGGCAAGTGCCTGTAAATCAGCAGTGCTCATTCTGTTAATCTCTGTCTTGGTGTACTCGCCAGAAGATTTCTCTCCCGGAACAATGTCCGGGATTTCATCTCCTGCTTTATACCATCTTCCATTGCGCTTTACTGTATATTCAGCAATCATACCGCACCTCCTACGCAACTTTCATGACAACAACGCTGTCCATGCCCTCAAAAGTAGGCAATCCGATCATTGACACAATGCAATGCGTGTTGATCGGATGATTTGTTGCGTATGTATATACCGAAATGCCGGTTTCTACAATAGAAAGGTTTCCGTCTGTTAAACTTCCGCTTCTCTCTTCCGGTGTCTTTCCAAAGACATAATCTCCAAGGTACACGCCGGATGCCTGCGCTGAAATAACTCCTGTAGGAATAAAATATTTGGTAGCACCGTCTGCAGGGTCGATGTAAAGTTTGTCGTAAACTTCAATCTCGATGCCGTATCCTCTAAGATACTCTGTAACCTGCCCCTGCTGTAAGCGAATACCGCCATTGTAAGCAGTAATTCCAAGCACCTGTTTCTTTGTGTCCTCCGCCTTAAGGACCATTTCCCATGTTTCTGTATTCATGCTAAAGCGTGCAAGGGAATATCCTGTTTTCTTTGCAAACTCACGTTTAATCTCGATAAGGTCGTCAAGTGGCGTTGCTGTTTCGGATGCAGACCATTTATCGGTATCGCTTCCGGAGATATCCTTGTAATGGTCTCTCTTGTGCGCCACTCCATTGTCCGAAGTATAATCCACATAGTAGCTTTTTCCGCCAATTGTTACCTGTACTCTTGGAATACCATCAGATGGTGCTAATAACTGCCAAATCTGGCGTTCCGGCACTACTCTTGCTCCTTCAATAAGCATCATCGGTTTTTTGCTGATTTCTCTAAGCACCTGGTTTGCCATGTTGGAATTTTCTGCCGACTGGTAATTTGCATACTCCTGCTCTTCACGCTCTGTTACCATGTAAGATTCACGGTAGAACGGCATCTCGTTCTGAATATCCGAAAATCCACCGACATCTCTTAACTCTGCCTGCGCATCAAAATTGGATGCCTTTAAGGATACCGGAAGACCGTTTTTCCCTTTGATAAATCTAAGTTCAAGGCTGTCCTGTTTTCTGGTTCCAAATTTCTGTCTACCTAAGTAAGGTGCAGAACCAAGCGTTTTTTCATAATTATTCCACATAACCCCAAGACTTCTTGCGGTAAATGCTTCTGCTAATGGTAATGCCATTCTCTAATACCTCCATTTTTTAATCAAAAAAAGTAACACGCGGTGTTGCTGCTTTTGCAGTCGCTTCCCCGGTCACTCCGTTCGCTGTTACCTTTGCGCTGTCAATAGAACCCTGATATACATAAGTTCCAGGCGCATCTCCCATTGTTACGTCAACATCTTCCAGAAGATACCCTTTGCAAGATTCGTCATTGCTTGGGAACGGTGTCCCTGCCTTTGCAATCTTCTTTCCGTTTGCATCGGCACTTGACACCATTGTCTGCGGAACGATACACGCCGCACCCTCATAAGGAAAGAATTTTAAAATTCCTTTACTCTGTGTAAAGTCTCTTTCAATCGGTTTTCCCATAATTTACCTCCTATAAAACATAATGGTCTTTGGCTTCTGCACTTTCTGCAGGTTTGCCAAAACTGATTTTTTCTGCGTTCTCTACGTCCGCAGTTTTTTTATTTTCTCCACCTGCAGTACCGCCGCCCGGATTTTCAGAATTATTTGCAATCTCCTGTTCCTTTGCCTGCGCTGCCGCGGGTGCCTTTTCGGCTGTAATCTTTCCAAGAGCGTCATAATCAAGGCTTCCATTATCCTTGACAACGGATTTTGCCTGCTCTGCATTGATTTTTAACTTTTCCATCAATGCTTCGCGCTGGTCTCTAATGGCGTTTTTCTTCTGCATATCTGCAATCTGCTGATTTGCTGTCTCTAACGCCTTGTTTGCTTTTTCAAGTTCCGTGAGGTTTCCTGCTTCCATTTCATCCAGCTTTTTCTGCAACTCATCTGCGCTGTCTGCCTTTGCCTTAAGCTCTGTTGCTTTTGCCTGTTCTCTCTGTACGGCACTGCCGTAATCAGCAATGATTTTCTCAACATTTTCCTCACTGATACCCATTGCAATTAACTCTTCTCTTTTCATTGATTACCTCCGATATGTCTTTACGAATTTTTGCGGTGCAACGACACCGAATGACACTGTTGATTTTTACGCTCACAACTTTGCGAATTTTTATAAAATAAAAACAGCCGCCGATTACTCGGTAGCTGTCTTATTTTGCTGTTTATTTAATTGATTTACAATTTCCTGTGCTTTTTGTTCCTGCTCTTCTGCATCATCAATGGTTTTCCATAAAGCATCCATGTATGGCTTAGACTGCAAAAATGTTTTTTCCGAATCTCCCCAGAGTCCGACCGTTTTAATTGCAATAAGAGGATGTATGCCGCACTCTAATAACTGATACAGTGTTTGTGACTTCGTATACATATTGTCTTGCGGGCTATGATTGATTTGCACGTCAAAATCCCTTATTGATAAATGCAAATCATGGTCTTTAACGCGTATTACATTTAAGACAACTTTTGCAAGTCTCTTCTCTGCCGATTTCACGATTGGGTCTTTTAATTTTGCTCTTGTCTTTGAAAAATCCCAACCATTTCTCAACTCTACCGCGCCCTGTGTATCGCCGCCGGTATTTCCCTGTTTGTTTGGAATTGCAAGTATTGATAAGGCATTGTCCCACAAATCATCTTTTGCCACCTGACACTGGCTCTGATTTAGTTCCTGCGTCATAATCTCAACATCGGCTTTGTTATCCTTGTTATTGGACTTTACCGTCAAAGCATGGCTCATTTTCATCTCTTCAAACGTTTTTTGGTCGATTTCACAGTTCACAAACTTAACCCAGTACTGAACAAACTGCTCAATTCCATCCATTCTGTTTGACTGCATATTGTTTATGGCATCCAAAATACCTATGACAAGCTCAATATCAGAAATTCTTTCATGATTATTTGGAAACTCAACAATAGGTATACTTCCAAATGCATGCAATTTCCATTTAGAAACTACTCCGTTTTGAAGTTTACATGAATAGTTGTCCGTATAGCACAGTTTGTACCATCTTCCATCTTCGTCTTTAAGCTCCTGCACCGCAACCACCGGTTCTTCCGTGCTCCGATTATAAATAACACACGTATTCATTGGAGTAGGCGCAACAATTTGAAATGGTATTTCTCCATTTGCAAATCTTACCGCCTTAAAAGATGTTCCGGTTGCTGACTGCCATTCACCAGCTTTAATGTCCTTTTCCTGCTTATTTGCATCTACAAGATAGTCATTCAGCGCATCTACTGCCTTATTGATTACATCGTCATCTTTTCGACTGATAAACTGAATTGGCTCACCGTATGTCTGACCTACCTTGAACTGAACAATCTCATACGCATGATTTTCTACTATTTTGTTTGTAATATCAGCATTTTGTACCTTTAATCGGTATAAAATCGGCTGATCTCCTTTGTAATACCGCCATAGGTATTCTATGATGGTTTTGTTGTAATAATAATTACCTATGCAGTCTCCAACCACCTTGACAATATTGTCTGCTGTGATGGTTTCAACATCAGTATATAAAATTTTTCGCCCATAACAGCCTTTAACAAGATCTTGGAGAGATTTATTATTCATAATTGGCTCCTAAATAAACGTCATCCCACTGGATGTTGACCGGATTGGAAGAGATTTTAATTCCGTCTTCCCATTCTCCGGATAAAAAACAACTTTCTTGTGGCATTTTCTACATTCCACAGAAATGTTCATTGTTGAACGCCCATCGTGCGTGGCGACTTTTCTTCCGCACTGCGGACAATATATTGTTTTTGGTATATATACCATAAGGTCCTCTTTTCTTTGCAAAAGAAAAAGCACCGGAGATTTTTCTTCGATGCTCTTTCAATGGGGGATGGTAAAGTGTTCAACTATTTGTTGACTTCTTCGATTATAACTATATCAGAAAAAAAACGGACATATCGGACAACTTTACTCTTTCATAAATCTATCGAACGCTTTTCTCACGCTGTCTTCTGTGTTATTGCCTCCTATTTGGTCGGCAACCTTATTCCAAGATTGATTTTCTAAAAATCTAAGGTTAATTATTCTTCTAATTCTGCTATCTTTTATATTTGCAATAAACTCTTCTACTTCATTTGTTTTTTCAAGAAGTTCGTTTTCCAAAATTTCGAGGGTGGTTTTTCTGGAATATAACAAGGTTTTTTTGTGCCTATATTCTGGCAATGGTATTCCTTCTATTTTAAAATGTTGGTTTCCACCATTTCCGCCAGAAACGCTATCAATAACCGTTCCTTCCTGTTCAATTTTTTCTATGTATTTTTCAAGCTTTTCAATTTTATTCCTTACTTCTTTTACTTCTTCTCTTAAATCTAAGTATTGATTTAAAATATCTTTGTTTACCATATCAATACCTCCTAAACGGATTTACTGCCGCTTCTACTTTGGCTACGTTATTTCCATTTGTCACTCTAAGCGCAAAGTTTGAAAATACATCCGGCACATCATCCAACTGCTTTTTACCGGACACTGAATATCTCTTGAGAAGAGACATCATTACTCCATATGGATCATTTGGCTTATATAATGATGGGTCTTTAAATATAACGTGCTGCAATATCCAGTTTGAGCACTGAAAAATCCTTGCTTCCTTATTTGTCTCCGTCGGTGTATCTGTGATATTGCATATCCATCCTTTGGCTTCCACTCGCTTGTTTACTTCCATTGCGACACGGTCTCCTCCGGCATTTCTCTCAAATTCACATTCCTGAACTTTGTTGTTTGTCAAAACATTTGCTGCATTTTCATACTGCATCTCATAATCTGCCGTGTTATCGCAAACACAATCTACACAGTAGTAATCCTCTCCGTATTTTTGCAATACCGGCAAAACAAAGTAATCCGTTCCTTTTCCCTTGGTATCGCACTGACCGGTTACAATCTCTGGCTCTCCATGCGGCAAATTAAGATACCGGCGTATTTTATCTTCCGGAAACAGCAATCCCTCTCGCTCAATCGGTTCCTGTTTGTAAAGGCATCTATATGATATGTCGTCCATCAATAATTGCTGGTCTTCAAAAAATTCTTTTGTAAAACCGGAGAACTCATATTCAAAGTTACTTTCTCCGGTAACTGGGTCTACATCCGGAACTGCAATAACCTTTACTCTTGGATTTCCCTCGTACATATTTTGGATGCGCCCTATGACGTCGTGTACGCTCCATCTTGTGGCAATATGTATTTCCTTGCAGTTCTTACCGTCCGTGTCCTGTATCTTTCTCTGGCGGGCATCTACGGCATATTTATCCCACAATTTATCAAGGATAATGGGATTCATTGCTTCTTCAATGCCGCCGATCATATCGTCAACCAGTAAAAACTTAGAAGCCCTTACTTTACCTGCATTCTTACTACCAACAGACGTACATTGTACGGATGGAAACGATTTGTACTTCCCGACATTAAATTGCTCCATCTTTGCGTTTGTGCTCGTCACGGAAAGATCTGGAAAAATTTCATTCCATGTATATTCTTCCGTATTTGTAACGATATCGTACACACCGTCATAGTACATTCTGGTAATATCTCCGCTGTGCGAATAAAAAAGGCTGAAATCTCTCGGAAACCATCCGGCAACAAGTGCGTGAAACATTTTTTCGACCGTTGTTTTGCCTGCTCCCGGAACAAGAGACACGCAAAGAATGTCATATTTATCATCAATCATGCCTTGCAAAGCCTGTGTAAGACCTATTTTGAGAAATTGCTTTCTTCTTGGCATGTAAACCCGCTCTTTAGGCTCTCTCTTCTTCTCCAAATACTGGAAAGCACTATCCAAAACTTTGTTTTGCGCTTCCAGAAGCAAAATTCCGTAGTATTTGTCCAGAATTTCATAAGATACCTTGTTTTGGAATGAATATTTCTCTAAATCCCATGGTGTGCCACCTGTAGATTGAAAGATAAACTGCTCCGTCAGTTCTTTCGCTCTGGCAGAAACCTTTAATCCATACTCAACATCCTTTTCCGTCAGAATGGCTACCCTTGCCGCTTCTTCCATGGCATCCATTACCTGTTCATCAACGCCATGCACCTGTATGTAATTTTCATATCCATTTACTGTGGAAATTAGGCTTGAACTTGCCAAAAGAAAAGCACCTCCGCAAAAAAGCAGAAGTGCTTTAAGACCTCTGCCAATAAATTTTGTTGGTCAGCGACTAACTCCGTTTGTTAGCCGGTATAATTTTTAATTTTCTAATATCATCACTTCTCGCCTATCAATGCAAATCGTTTTGTGTTCAATTTCAAGGTCAATTTGCATTGATTTAACCCCAGACAAATCCATTTTTTCCCCATCAATTACTATTTTCAATCCATCTGTGCAATCTATTTCAATTTTTTTTTGCTTTTTTCATTCCAATGCACCTTGAACCCTTTCGCCGTATAATTACCAACTGCCTGTTTCAGCTCTTCCTTGCTTTTATATTCCTCTCGAAGCATGATTGCTACCTTGTTCTTTTCCACAGCGTATATGCCGCAGGTAACAGCGTTGCTCGCCGTATCAAGAACTGCTTTGTACTGTTTGCTGTTCATCTCGTATGTGCTGTTATTGATATTTACAATCATTTTTCATAAACCTTTCAAAATCTTCCATGCATTTATAGCACAAGTCGTATGTGACATTTAAAATACCATTTTTTGTAATCGAATTTCCGCACAATATTCCTTTTTTAATTTCTGCACCACACATGTCGCAAGTGTACCATTCTTTGCTATGCTTCATCGTGAATATCCTCCCAAACTCTGCAAAATTCCTTGAATGTTTTCTTGTCCATCAGCGAAGCTATTTCATGCAAGTTTACAATGTTAATTTCTACATCTTGCTCATATTTCACATCGGCAATAAGGTTTATATTGACCATTGGAAGGCTTCCAGCATAATGTTCTATTTTATACGAACTGCATAAGCACTGTTCGCCATCAACTGTAACTTTAGCACATGCCTGGTGTCCTTCTATTGGTTCTACTTTGAATTTATGTATATTACTCATTCTTCCACCAACTTTCTACCACACATCGGGCAAAATTCAATTTCCATTGCTATCGCTACGTTCATTCCATTGCTACAACATTTAGCATACTGTGGACATTTATCAATATGGCATTGAATAACATTTATATAGCCCAATTTTTTGATTTTAAATTCTCCATATGCAGTTTTATATGATTCTTTCCCATTGCAAAAATCACACATTTCAATTACTTCCTAATAAACCTATGTTCACAATCTTCCAAAGTTGTTACTTCTATCATTTCCGGTTCATGTCTGCAAATCCTTCCGTTTGAATCAATATATGGTTCCAGTTCTATCTTTGTACGTAAACCATATGGAGTTTTGCAATAAGGGCACGCTTTCTTGTCACTTTCAATTGGTGCGCCACAATTTACACAGTTTAAAATCATGCTCATACCTCTAATTAAAGCAACTTACTAAGCGGATATACAAAATTGATGTGTCATGAAAAACACCAAGAAGGAGAATTTACGGAATGGATCGTTAAACCCATTCCTCCATCGGAACGGCAGGAATCGGACCTGCGACCGCTCGGATATAAGCCGAGTGCTCTGCCAACTGAGCTACGTTCCGCTACGGCATATTAAAATGCCGCAATGTAGGATTTTTATCTTGTAAGCAACTCTTACAAGTTGCCAGTAATTTAAAATTTTGTTTAGCTATACTGGATGCTCCGATTTCTCACTTTGGTGCTCTGCGTCGCTATCCAGATTGAGTAAATCTCCGGTGCTGTCCGGTTCCTTTGATTTTGTTATATGTATTCTTTCCTCTGCACAAATGATAGGCAGCTGAAAGCAAATATCAAATATTGGACTATAAAACATTCTGTTACCTCCACATCAGAAACATGTTCAGCAACAGCAACATCACAAGTACCCATAATGCAATTGCTGTTTCTTTGTCTTTGGATTCTCTGCCAGATACAAATAGTATCAGCATAAAAATAACATCCAGCGTCGATATAATCGTTTTAATAATTACCATGGTTGTTTTCCTCTCACAAGTTTCTTTAGCAGGATTCGAACCTGCGAATACTGGAATCAAAATCCAGTGCCTTACCGCTTGGCGATAGCGCTATATTAACACTACTTTTCCGGCATGTAATAGACCATGTTATCAAATACAGTTATTCCCATACAAGGATCATTCATCTCAACGCATCTGATCGATATGTTTTTAGATACTGCAAACATTTCGGCCACCTGTTGTTTATCCATGTTTGTGCTAATAACTTGAAAAGCCGAAAATGCCTTGTGCATATCAGAGAATACTTCTTTTTCTCTACCTAAATTTGCATACGTCCCAATGGTAAACGTTTTTCCATCAACCATAGCAGTTATCATTCCATGATTTGCTGTGAATACCGCTCGGTCAAAATCAAGCGAAACGTCTTTGCTTTGTGATACTACTCTCATACTTTTCCATCCAATCTCTTTTTGTTTTTGAGGATATTTAAAGGACTTAGTAGTGCTGATTTTCTCAACCTATCAAACCCCCTCCCCCTCCATGCAGAATCATGCTTTGAACATTGATAAATTGTTTGAATTGTTCGTTCAATTCCATTCGTATTTTACAACTATTCGCAAAACCCTTGTTTTGCGTAATGTATCAACGATTTAATGCGCCTTAAGACCATTAAACACTGGGCTTTAAATTGTTTGAATTGTCTATTGCGTTTTTCTCGCTTTTTTCAACCAGAATTGTCGGAGTTGTTCGGCAATCCTATACAATTATTAGCCCCAAGACGTGGCAGTTCTTCGGCTGTCAGCGCTCTTGCTCTGGATCCCTGATCTCTAACGCCCGGCATATTGAAACCACAATACTTGTTGAGTGATGGCATGTAGTTCATTGGATTTCCTTTGCCGGAAACTTGTAAACCTACCAAACTTTCCTCACGCATTTCGTCAAGTTTTTTGCAAATGTCGGAACCTGAAGAGCCTAGCTGCACGCCATTAACCCACCCATTTAACGTATCTCTATGTATTCCGGTAAAGAATGTAAACCCAACAATATTCACTACTTTCTCGTAGTCATTACACAGGTCTATATATATATCTAATACCTCGTTAACCTTATCTGTATCATAGGCATTATTAATATTATTATCATCCTTTAAGTACTTTGGATTAACTTTAAACACATTCTCATAGACATATTTACAACAGTTATACCATCTGTTCTGCGATACTTTGCATAAATCCTCTATATGTCTCTCTTCCATCCAGAGATTTATATACATGTCAATATCACTTTTAAAAACATCAACGGTATTATTATTTATTTCCTGCATTTCAACTGCTGACATGTTATATATCTCCTCTCTCCAGTACTGGAATACTTAAAATAAAAAATGCAACTTATACAATCAGATCATCATGATCTGATTGTATCGGCTGCATGAAGTCCGTTTCTTTCGGGACCTCGACGGCTGCCGCCGCCCGTTGCCCGAATGCATTTTTAATTTAATAAAACAATATCATTCTATCATTTTCTTGTCAAGGTATATTTTAAAATTAAATTTTAAGCCTGTATATTATATATATTATTTATATAAATATACTGCCTTATTTATAATATATATTTTTAATATTACAAGAGAGAATATAATCTTTCTCTAACTCTAGTGTCTTACTCTACGTTGCAAAAATGTTGCAATTTGTTGCAGAGGTGTTGCATTGCAACAAAACTAATACTATTCTATCATTTTACCTTGTCCGTAATAAAATTATTATACTTGAAATTTCGTGAAAATCTAACAAAGAATTTCTACGTTTTGCACAAAAAAAGACGGCTATATTTCAAGCCGTCAAAATTTTTTAACCAACGCCACCAGATATTCCTTTTTCAAGAAAAACCTGTTTATTTTATCCGGTGCATCGTGATTTTCTTTTATGAAATTTTCAGCGGCTTTTCTTACCGCTGCCGCATCCGCCTTATTAATATAAAGTCCTAAATTATGATTTTTACCGGAAAATTTAATCTGTGCACACCATTTATCAGTCTTTTTATAATAATAAACGCCTTTTATACCGGATGAATTGTTTTTATTATCCGGGGCGTTGTATGAATTTAAACAACTACCTTTTTCGTGTACAAGCTTATCCCTTGCGATGCTGATCGACTCCGCGGCGCGTTCACGCTGGAGACAACCGCATGACTGCACATAGCCGCCAGTTAGACGTGACGTGATATAAAAACATTCATTGCCGCATGAACAGGCGCACCGCCATAATGTGCGCCCGTTTTTGTCCTTACCGGCTTTTTCAACAACCTTAAGACGCCCGGTTTCAAACCCTTTCAAATCAACCTTTTTCATTTTTTTATCTCTCATTTTCAAGACGTGCCGCAATGTATTCCAGCACTTCTTTCTTTATCTCCGCCCACTCTTTACCGTCGATATAAATATACTTATCGCAGCTCTCCCCGGAACCCGTCGGGGAATGATCTGAAATTCTCAGATCGAAGCTGTCAAGATAATCGCCGTTTTCGTTCTGTATCTCGACGTTGATATAATTACTCATGCCATAACATCTGGATGCTTCATGATAACATGAGACGTTTTTAAACTTTCTTTCAATCTGTCCCGGCAATGCCTCACATCTTTTTTCAAGGTATGATCTGCATGTCTGGTATCTGTTTTTTAACGTATCAGTTTCAAATTTCATATCCGTTCCCTCCTGCGTACTGGTTCATTGCCTTTCGACAATATTATAATAACATTAAAATATAATTTTGTCAACACTAATTTTAGTGTTTTAAAAAAATCTTATTTTTTCTTCATCAGTCGGAACGATTTCCAATACATCCGACGGCTGACATCTTAAAATAATGCAGATCGTGTTAAGCGTGTCTGTAGTGATTCCCTTCCCTTTTCTCAAATTCTCCATAGTCGCTTCACTCATTATCTTCTCTTTTCTCATCCGAGTAGAAGTGTATCCGTGTTTTGAAAGCTCTTTTAATACATCTATTTTATAATTAAACATTTTTTTCACCTCACATTTTTTATTTACTACATTATATATAGAATCACTCTAAAAATCAACATGAAAATATTTTACAAGAACACTCTTTTTAGTGTTGACATGCACCAATATTAGTGTTATTATAATCTCAACAGGAAAACAAGGAACGGAGGAAATCAAAATGGTAGATAAAAAAATAAAGGATTTTACAAAAGGAATTGAAGAGATCGCAAAACTTCATCCAGCAGACCAAGAAAAAGTTTTTCAAATGGTTGCTGATCAAAACGGCACCGCTGCTGCTGGATACGTTGAAAAGAAAGTAAATGATTATGAAACAGCAAAAGAAATGTTTAAAAAATTCTTTAAATAACGGGAGGCATGAACATGAGAGGAACAGGATTATTTATTAATTGGGAAAACGGCAGTAAAAACAGCAACGCAATTAGTGAGTTTAAAAAGAGAAATATCGCATTTGAATACAATCACTTTGGAACACTTACAGCCGACTTTTACGGCATCGGGATTTTTGAAAAGGTCGATTTTGAACATATCCAAGGCGAAGTGTTTGAAATCTGCATAGCATAGTCGAAACCGCCCGCGCGGCCGTCTGGTGTAGGGTTGCAACCTTGCCACTGATGAGACAAGCAAAAAATATAAAATGAAAGGTGTTAAAAATGAAGATATTAGCAAATAAAAACGGCTTTGTATTAGCTCATGATGAATACTATGGAGATTATTGCTTTGGTACAGAAAGAGAAATCAAAAACCTATCTATGCCTTGCAATCAGTATGGAACAAAGAAAGAAATAAAGGCAGAATTAGAGCGTTGGAAAAAAGAGGTTGATTTTGACAATCCAAGAATACTTGAAGTGGAAGCCTTTTTTATATCTGTTTTAACACATTGCGAAAATTAGTCGAAACGGTGGAGATTCCCACCGTCTGCAGGAACCGCCCCACCTACACCGATGAGACAGGGCATAAAACGAAAGGATGGTTGATTTTATGAAGTATTACAGAGCAGAGATCGAAGACGATAATTTCGAAATGATTTTAGCCGATAGCGAAGAGGATGCTATCAATCAGTATTTTGAGTTAGGAGAAAAACACGATTTATTTAATCTGATAGAGCTTAATGATGATTATAATGAGGTTCGTACAATTTTATAAATTAGGCAAGCGGCGGCGTTTACCGGGGTTCGATTCCCCGGCTTGCTTTTACCCAAAAATTTGAATATGGAGGAATTGAAGTATGAGAAAATTATTTTTATTAAAAAAAGGCAGAATGAACTTTTATGCATGCCTGTATGGCTGTGGCATGTATACAATCGACCGAATTACAAAAGGATTCGGTGGAATTGTGACAACATTTGAAACACTGGAAGAGCTTGAAAAATATGCTGCTGAAAACGGATATAAAAAAGCATAATAACCGCCGCAGAGGATGCACGCCGGAACCACTGCCGGCGGCGGTTTTACCCAAAAGGGATTTTATTTTAAGGAGGATTTATAAATGACACAATTAGAAAATTTGAAAAACCAGATCAAGGAATTAGAAAAATCATGTGATGAAGCGCGTGATAGAATTAAAAACGAGAACCTGCCGTTTTTAAACATTTATGAAAACAGAGCTGCATTTTTTATCAACAAAATAGAAATCCGAAACGTGACAAATCAGGGAATCCGGGTTTGTATTGTTTTTGAAGATGAAAAAGAGCTTGCAATCGCGATTAGTGATTATGCAGAGAATATAGCGTTTTAAGCCGGGATCGTCCCGGCTTTTTCCAGTGTCCGGATATATTGCAGCTTGACAAGATACACGCCCTGTCATATAATTCGCTTAAGTGAACACGTATAAGCCATTTTAAGGCTTGCGCAAGGCAATGCAGTGCTTTTATATATTTACAACACGAAACGTCTGTAAATCGTTTTTACGACGTTGCAAGCCTGTAAA